GTAGGACTATAAAATAAACCTGTACCCTCTTTATTTACTTTCTTTACTAAATCTCTAGACCATTTAAATGGTTCATCAATACCAGGAATTTCCATTAATATGCCAAAATTGGTCATATCATTCCTAAATGCTTCATCTTTTTTAGCGTGTCCGTTGTAGCTATGATTTCCATACGTTTCTTCAACGGCAACATATGCTGCATTGTTGTTTGTACAGAAAGAACGTAGTGATACTCCTTCATCAAATTTTCTATATAATTTAAAGTCATAACTAATATCAATTAGTTTCTGAAAGTGTTTTTGGGGTGCTTCAAATCTAACACCAATTTGTACTGGTTTAGGTTCAGTAGGTAATGTATAATCATCTGCTAATTGCTTACCAAAGTCAATACCTGATTTACCAACTGCAAATATTAGGCGATCATAACTAATAGGCCAATTTTTAGGATTAATGAATGTTTCTTCCTCTCCTATAAATAATTCTTGCTGGTCAAAATCAATTGAAGTTACTTTAGTCTCCCAAATAAACTCAACACCTTTATCAACTAAGAAATCATACCAATTTTTACCAATCTCATGTAAATAATCTGTACCAACGTGCCATACAGGGAATAAACGTAAACCAAAATATGGTTTAATGAAATCTGGTTCTGCAACTGGATTTGAACATTGTACTTCCTCTGGTTTAGGGTGGAAACGTTTAAAGTTATTGATTACCTCATCAAATAGCTCCATTGCCTTTTCTTCTCCACAATACTTAGACATATGACCTCCAATTGCTGTATGGTAAGTTAATTTACCATCACTCCAACCACCTGCTCCTAAGAATCCTGTCATTACCTCCGAATATGGTCTGCGGTATGGATCTTTACCCATATCAATAATAGTGATATTCTCTCCAGGAAATCCGTTATCTACAAGTTTAGTAGCAGCATTAACACCTGCTACACCTGCACCTACAATTACTAATTTTTCTGTCATTTATATTTGATTTTATATTAAAGTACCTTCAAATTTTTCAATACCATATTTTCGTTTAACATTATCATTATATCTATATTTTACGCCTAATTCTCTAACCTTATGAATATTATAAAAACTACACAATTCATTTAATGAATCAAATTGTTTTTTTATTTCAAATGTTATAGCTCCCTCATTAGAAAATCTGTCTACCCTATATTTAGACCAAGTATTATCTTTTAATAATACTCTACAAATTTCTATTTTTTTCTCATCTTTTGAATAAAACTCCATTTATATTTGATTTTATAGTTTTAATATACGAAAAAAAGCTGTGACCCCCAAATTGGAGGCCACAGCTCTCAAAATTTATTTTTAAAATCGACAGGCTATGAATCTGTCTAAATGTATTTTTTTTAGTTCTGATTATATAAAGTATCTGCTCCAGATGCTCTTAAAATTAAACCATATCCAAATAAAAGAATTTGTTCAGATGCTTGTGAATCAGTCATAGCTGGGTTTATAGTAGTACCCATTAAATTAGCATTTATAGCAGTTTCTGCTAAATCATTTTGAGGGATATGGAATACAATTGAATTACCATTTCTTGCTTGAGTTGCTTGTCTTAAAGGACTAATAGTAGGAACAATTAAAGTATAAACATCATCAGTTTGGTTTGGGGTATGTAAAACCATTCCTCCTGAACCATCACCATTACCTGACCAATTTGTTTCTTCTGTATTTGTTGGAGATGTTGTACCAATCCAGTTAGCAAAAGTGCTATCAGCTGTATTCCAAAATGCAATAGCAAATACTTCTTCTTCTCCACCGGATGTAAAAGATCCAAGTTGTTGGACTGGTTGGTTGTAAGGTCCAAAAGGGTCTGCTGCTGATGCACCATTGATACTAGCTCCTACTTTTTGGGTTAAGGTGGTAATGTTTCCTGCTCCTTGAGCGTAAATTGAGTCCTTCTTCACAATACATGAAACTCCATACCCATCTTGACCTGTAGCAGGATTTCCATTTTTAACAGAATTATTATCAAACATTGTGCTTACATATAATATCGCCATAATTTTATTTTTTTATTTTTTAACAGTCGCAACAAGAACATTCACATGATACTCCACAGTTACATATTTTACAATCACATTTGTTCATTTTTGTATATTTTTAATTTTAATATTCCAGTTCCTTTAATGACTCTGTGCCATTTGTGTCTAGGTATAAATATACGTTCTTGAAGAGAAGTCGGTAGGGAATCATCAAGTTGTAACTTCCAATTAGTTTCTTCTATAATTTCAACTACTCTATCTTCATCATCACGATGCCACATTAATTCAATTGGATCTATATTATCTCCAAATTCACGAATAATATATTCATCTGTAACTTCTACGTCAGTATAAGGTTTACCAGAATCCACCGAAATTTGATTTAAGTCCTAACAATTTAGCATATCGAGGTAATCTGCAGCTCCAATATCCTGCTTTTGTTTTATCTTTCTTTTGGGAGCATTTATGACGTTTTGCAAATGCGTTACGTGCCTTTTTATCATTAATCTTTGCTCTTAAACCACCTGAACCAAATCTAACTGTTTTAATTTTCTTAGTTTTAGGATCCTTAACATAAACCTTATATGCTTTACCTCCTGAAGAGTCACGCATTGGTTTATTTAATTTTTTATTGTTTTTATTGGGTTTCTTTTTAGCTTCTTCTAATGGTAATAAAATATAATCACCATCTCTATGTTGTTTGATATTAATATTTTTCTTAATTAAATCAACAACTTCATCTTTACTAAATCCTAAACCAGATAATGCTTTTACTAATGGTTCTAAACCAGCAGCACCACCTTCTTTTGATAGGGTAGATCTTAATAATTCAATACCCTTAACAAAATTTTCATCTTCAATTTCATTAATTTCAATAGGAAAATCTAAAGGCACTTTAGTTTCATTTATTGTAATATCTTTTTCTTTAACTTTAATTTCTTTTCTACCTACTTGTGTATCATAAATTGATCTAAGATAAACCCAATCCTCATCTTTTGATATTATATCATATTCTTCACCTTCAAAATTTACAGTTTCATATAAACCAAAATGACCTAAATCTGTTTCTGTTAAAACAGCTAAATCATCTTCATGAGTAATCTCTAAAATATTACGAGAGTATAATGAACGAGCTTCAGCCCATAAATTAAAATAGTTGTTCGAACCAGCACGATATAAATGCTCTGTTAGCGGTTTATTAGCGTCCATATGGTATTTTAAACCTTCAGACAGTATATCACGTGGAGCTAAACTTTCGTTGAGCATTAACGTTGATTTTGTTTCGCAAGTATTACATCCGCAGTCGCACATATTATTTTATTTTATTATAAATATTAAGATGCTTTAACAAATACAGCACTATCCTTAGTACTTGAAGAGGCATAATTAATTAAGTCGTTAACTATTTCATCAGGGTTATCTGAATTAGCTATAGCATTAACAACTTCTAAAGCTAAATATTTTGATACCCTGTAAAGTAAATTTTGATTAGGTGTTTTTTTAGGATTAGTATAATTTTTTTCAAAATCGGCACTATCTAAACCTTCTGTTTGATCCCATAATTTTTTAAATTTAGCTTTAAATTCAGGATCATTTTCAACCACTTGATTTTTAATTTCTTTAGGATCTGTGAGTTGAATTCCATTATCATTTAATGCTTTTTTAATTATAGAATATCCTACTTTACCACCTGCAGCTTTTTTACCTATAATTTCACCCATAAATCCTGTTAAACCCCCAAAGTTTCTAAATTCAATAGAAGCATCATCAAATAAAATATAAGCTTTAGCTGCATTAACTCTAGGGTCTACACCTTTATATTTATATCTAGTTGATTCTACTTCAGGATCATTAAATATTTTTAATGAGGCACTTTTACCTGCTTTTTTAAGAGATACTCCTATTATTTTACCTTCATTATATTTTGATAATAATAAAGTATTTATTTCTCCTAATGTATCTGGCCATTGAATATTCATTTCATTAGGGGCTACCATCCAAATATCAGCTGGACTCCATTTATTTATATCACTTATACCTGCTTCTTTTAGTTTAGGTTTAACTGCTGCTTCTAAATTTTTAACCCATTCAGATCCTCTATTTTGAATAAATGAACCAGGGTATTCTGATGCTAATTCATTAGCAATACTAACACTTGAATTTAACCATCCTGGATTTGTTAATAATAATTCAGCGGCTCCTTCAAAATCTGTTATATTTACTTTATTTTTAGTAGATTGAATGGCTTCATCAGTAACATCATCAACTTCAATAGGGCCTGAGGAATATCTAATTTCATTTACTATACATTGAGCAGATTCTGCTTTGGCTGTTAGATCAGATCCCCCTCTCATACCTCCACCACCTCCAAATTCAGCGGTTTTTTTAAGATTAGAAGTTGAAATTTTATTACCATCTTTATCTACTAAAGAAATAGCAGTGTTAATACGTGTTTTACCTTTTAATTGAGATAAAACTTCTTCTTTATTATCAACAATAAATTTAGAACCATCATTTAGTTCTAATTCTTCATTGTTTTCTACTTTTTTAATTAAAATTTCTATACGTGGTTTCTTTTCACCTCCTGGTAGAGTAGCATCTTTACTTAATTCAGAAGGGGATAATGCCGTTTCTTCTAAACTAAATTTTTCACCTAAAAATTTACTTAATAATGTCTCCAACAGCAAAACATCCTGATCATTATTCATGTCAGGATATCCTTTAGGAAATTTATACGCAATCCTATTTAAATATTTTGTAATGTTATCCAATTTTATTTTAAAATTTTAGTGATATTTTTTTAAAGCGACTGGTTATGAATCAGTCTGTATAAATTTATTTTAAAAAGTTTCTATTTTAAGTGATTTTAATTTTTTTATTCCATCTTTTATAGAAGCTACATCTTCATCTGTAACTTTATCTTCATAACCACTTCCAACATGGTATTTTTTACCCATTTCTTCTTTTGAATTTTGTTCTGCTGTAAAATCAAAACGTCTTACAAAATCATCTTTTCTTTTATCTATATAAGCTTTAACTTTACTATCATCAAGATTATTTGCTCTATATTTAATTGAAGGTTCATCTCCTACAGTTATATACATTTGAAGATTTCCATCTCCTTTTTTATCTGCTAATTGAAAATAATAAGTTAAACTAGTTTTACCTGCGTCGGCTTTAGATCTAAGTTTTAGTTCTGGTCCTTTTGAGAAAGTAGGCTCTTCCATACCTAACATATCATCTGCCCACCCACTAAAAACACCAGCAAATTCTTCTTTTAATAGATTGTTTTCATTTACATCACGTGATATAATAAACTCACCAACTTTTGCACCTGCTATTACTTTTTTTATTTGAGCCAAATCTGCGTCTTTAAAATCCATCCCAAATTCTCCTCTATTAGTGAATTTAATACCTTTATCTTTTAAAGCCTGTCTTACTATTTTAGTATCTTCTTTGGCTTTATCACTTGATCCTTTTCTTATGATAGCACCACTATATTTTTCTTCTTTTAATATTTTATTTTCCTGTACCGAAATTCCTGCTAGCTTTTGCCATCTGTTAACTTCTTCGTTAGTTTCTTCTTTAGAATCATCTTCATCTAGATAATCATGGATCATAGAATCATCACCAACAACACCTGTGTTTGGATCTTGCATTTCATCTACTTTTTCTTCTTCATCTACTACTTCAACTGGTTTTTTACCATTTTTCTTTTCGTAGACTTTTTTAAGCTTTTCTTGCATTTTTCTGATTTCTTTTATCTCTTTTTGCATTTCTT